CTACTCAACAAGTATAATTTCTATGGAATTGTCATGAATAATGACCTTTTGAACCAACATTTCGATAACTACTCTTTTGCTTTCAATACTTGAATTATCCCAATCAAAAGATTTTAAAACGTCAAATCGATGTTGTAGTTCTGTTTTATCTAGTTTATTTTTTCGTTCCAGTAATTTTTCCATACTTTGTTTTTCTTTATTCAATTTATCAATTTTTTCACTTATAACATCGAGTGGCATTGAATCCACCTGAAATAAATCAATTAACTTGTTTATTTGCTTGTCGATACTCTCGATTTGCGAACTTATTAAGGATGTATTTGTTTGTGGAGCAGATCGCCTTTTTAATTCTGCTTCAACGTCAATGTTTTTCAAATTGTTTATAACAGCTTCGTCAATGATGAATTGTTGTTGCGCTTTAGAAGAACAACCATCCGTTTTCATCATGTGCTTAGGACTACCTTTTTTGGAGTAGCAACGATAATATCTATATACTTTTCCTTTACGACCTACAGCTCTTCGGTTTGCCATTTTAGCACCGCAAATGCCACATTCACATAATCCGCCCAACAGCGCAACATAGTTGTATCGCTTAGTATTGGTTTGTTTTCTCCGAGCTATTTCTTTTTGAGTTTTATAGAAGGTGACTTCGTCAATTATCGGTTCATGAATGCCGTCGTACTCGGCTCCTGAAAATTTCACTTTGCCAATATACAATGAATTTTTTAGCATGCGGTCAATACTACTAGGTAGCCATTTATTTTTGCCAGGATAATTTTTTTTAAGATATTCCGATATAGAGCTTTTTCCTAGTCCATCATTATAAAGCCTGAACAAGTCTTTAATCGCTGCTGCTTCATACTCGTTAATTATAAGTTGGTTATCACTATTAAACTGATAACCAGCAGGAGGTCTGTCTTGTCCTCCTGTATGATAAAAACCTTTTTTCGCACGTTCTACTCGACCAGTAATCATGCGCTCTGATATTGATTTGCGTTCGAGTTGGGCGAAAACGGATAGCATTCCAACAGTCGCCGATCCAAAAGCGGTAGATGTATCAAAACTTTCTTGCATTGAAATAAGTTCAACGTCATTAGGTCTGAAAATATCTTCAATTAAGTACATAGTATCTTTTTGAGAACGAGAGAGACGATCGAGCTTATAGACAATAACTACGTCAACTTTTTTAGATTGTACGTCTTGGATCAGATCTTGCATTGCTGGCCGTTCTAATTTTGAAGCGCTATAACCCGCATCGATATACTTTTTGTATAAAATAAAGTCTTTGGCTTCAACGTATTTTATCAGTCTATCGGTTTGGGCTTGAATCGAATATCCTTCAGTTGCTTGTTCTTGAGTGGATACACGGATATAGATAGCTGCTTTTTTATCCAATTCACTTTCTCCTTTCATAATATTGAAGCCCTTAGCGTGAATCGAACACGCTTGAACTCACCAGAGAAGAGATATTTATTACTTCCACATACCATCTCCAAATGTAACAACATATGGACCAGAACCTTTTGAAGAGAAGTAAAAAGTTATATTAGCTTTCATTCCAGCAGCTATATCATTAGGTATATTGTTTTGATACGTGCTCGCATCGAAATCAGCTAATTCAGAGTTACTATCATACATGGCAAAATTTTGAACATTAAAGCTGATAGGTGAACTAGTAGTATTCTCTACAATTGCTTTTACTTCCACAGGATGTTCACCATCTTTTGGTTCATGCAATTGATGATTGGGCGCATCTTCAGCAGAAATGACTGTAATTTTTTCGCCACTACCAAACGTTCCAGATTCATTAAATTTTAAAGTATTGGATGAGTCAGTAGACTGGCCTTCTTGCTTACTAGAATCGGTAGTTCCGAAAGCATCAAGTATTTCATCAAGCTGACTAGCTTTTGTGCTTAATTTTTTATTTTCCTCTTTTAAACTTGATACAGTTGTCTTTAATTTATTTACTTCTGACGTACTGTTATCAGTAGATGAACACCCAGCCAAGATGGCAAAAGAGAATAGAGATACCCCAAACAATTTAACTATTTTCATTTTTAAAATTCCTCATTTCTTGATATAATGTATTTACTATGAATCTCAAAAGAGGTTGAAAGCTCGTGTTGGCTCACGAGCTTATTTTGTTATGTCCATGCATGTTTCTGTAATAAAACGAAATTGATAACCTTTATAATTAAAAATAGGACCATGCTTTTCCTTTATGTATTGAACAGCATCAACTACATATTTAGGTGAAAAGCCTAAAAATTCTGCGCATTCCCAATAATATTTGCATCCAATTTCCCAAGCGTTTATTAAGTCGTCTAATGAGACTGCTTCATTTGCACCGTAGACACGAGCAGCCTTTTCTTGTTTGCGATTTTCAATAATATTTTGAGAAAGGATATTACCAACTGTAGTTTTGTAATGACCATATTCTTCATAAAGCCTCTCTTTTTTTGCAACAGTTGATAAATCTTTATCAATAAAAATAGTTCCTCTGTAATAATAAGCTGTGTCTTGTGTTTCTTCCAACAACGGAACCTCTTTAACTGGGATTTCTTTATTAATCGTATCTAACAAAATCTCATAATCATTCATAATACACCTACTATTTTTTATTCATCAATATATTGATCTAAATACTTTCTTATTCCTTTTATTTGTTCGTCTGTATATTCTCGATTATCAATTTCTGAATGAGCAGCAAGATCAATTTGCTGTGAATTTTCTTTAGGCTGCGGAAAAGCGGATATGTTAGAGTTCTGTTCAGTCAGTCTTTTTTGTGCTAAATTATATACTTCTCTTTTGTTTTCTTCATTTAACTTTGAATAAACAGGGTTAATATCCAATTTGGAACTAGAATGATCATTTGAAGACAGGTCTTTATTCATTAAGTCTGTGATACTTACGTCAAAAAGTTCAGCTATATCGTTTAATATACCGATTTTAGGCGTATATTTTCCTTTCTCCCATTCGCTTATAGAAGAAGCACTTTTTCTATTTAGTTTTTCTGCCAATTCAATTTGCTCTAAGTGATGCTTTTCCCTAAGATATTTTAGATTCTTTGAAAACATAATTACACCTCGCTTTTGGTAATAGTGTACCATCGATTCGGAAAAAATGAAATAGATTTCATGAAAAAAATATTCGGAAAAACCGAAATATTTTTCTTGACTTCGGAAAAACCGAAATGTATAATTCAAGTTGAAAGGAGGGGCTAGTATGAAAAAAGTTAAAATTTATGATTTAAGAAGAGAAAAAAGAATGACACAAAAAGAACTAGCGAAAAAGACAGGTATAACCGAACGGACTATTATTAATTATGAAAACAGTATTGATGCTTTGCGGAATGCTAAATATTCTACTGTAGAAAAAATTGCTACGGCTTTAGGCGTTACTGTTGATGATATTTTTTTAACCTCCGTTTCGGAAAAACCGAAATCAGCTTAAGTAATCAAAGGAGAATAGGATGAACAAACCAGAAATAAAAGTTGACGTAAGTATTGAAGGCATAGATGAAGCTACGAAAAAAGCTGAAAGATATGTCGAAGTGTTGAAAGAAGCCAAAACGCTGGCAGGCGAATTGGCTTCAATGCATTTTGAAATTTCGGTAAATGAAAAAGAGCATACTCAAAGAAAAGAACTTATGACAAACGAAGAACTATATATAAAAACAATGCAAAAAATTAATTATTCAAATTGGGATTGGATACGTGATAACGTATTAACTTTTACTCTTGGTATCGTTGTTGGGTGCATAGTATTCCAGATGTTCGCTGATTTATGTAAATGGTAAATGATTGAGAAAAAGAAGAAGGAGAGTGTCACATGAAAAGAATTCAACTTACGGATGGGATGCCATCAGATATTAGACGTAAAGAACAGTCAAAACAAGTAAATGAATTAGCAGACAATATCAAAGATATTTGTTCAAAAAGCAACCTAAGTTACAAAGAAAAGAATAAAGCCCTCTATCTGGCGGATAAAGAGCTTTACATTGAAATTATTGAAACTAAATAAGGCTAGAAGATTCTTCTTGTAAATAACTTTCATATTGTTCTTTTGTTGCTCCAACAACATAAGAAGTATTGTAGTAGGCTTGACCATTAACAATATCAATTAACTTAGGACCTACACTAATTAGTAGCCAGCCATCTTCAAGTAAAGCATTAGCCGAAGAATTAGCGTTATCATCGTATAACTCTAATGTAAAAACAATTTTTGAATAATCCATAATTTCACCTCACTTTCATTTTTATTATATCAACGCGTTAGCAAAATGTAATCCAAATACAGAAAGAAGATAAATAAAAAGGGGGGAGTTTAGATGAATACTTCTGACAAGTTAGAGTTAGCGGCATTTTTCGCCACATTTTTAGTAATACCACTAATTTTAACTTTTACACTTAAAGAACCACTTATTATAGCTATTGTGTCTGCTATAGTTACGTTTTTTTGTTTTATTGATTAGTTATTAATAGAAAAAATTAAATGAAAGGATCAGTGAAATGAGACTACCAAAAAAACCAAACTATAATTCCAAACCATATCCTAGCATTGAAGAAGTAACTAAATGGTCTGATTTTGTGAGTTTGATCATTAGTATAGTAGCATTCGTAATCTCATTAATTGTTTTTCTCAAGTGAATTATATCAAGTAAGCAAAGTATGTAATTACTAGTAAAGGAGGAGATCGCATTGGCAAAAAAACAAGAGCCGCTAAAAGTAATCATTAGAAATGCTGACGGTACTATTTGCGAGGACATATCAAAAAAAGAATGGTCACCAGAACGAAGACAGATGATTGCAGAAGCAATGGGAGATGCAATTTTGGAGCAACAGGGATTGTTAGATAAATTAAGAAATTAGAAAGGGGAATATATTAATGCCAAAAGAGGATGTACAGAAAAAATACCATGAATCACTAAAAGAGCGTGGGATTACTGATATAGAAGCAGAGCTGATTGGTCGTTTGTATGGGGTGAAGCTTTTAGATGCAGAGAAGAAGCATGATGGCTAAACAAAAATACTTATTCATAATCTACAGCATTCTCATGAATGTAACTATTCTAGTGTGTTTGTTTAAATGTTGGCAACTTGCTTTAGCAATTTATATTGCCTGGTTCGTCACTACGATATTTTTTAGGAGAGGAATTGAAATAGATGAAAAGAAAAATTAAACAATCGTTGCCAGATTTAATAATGCTCGCAACGGTTATCTATCTAACAAATTTAGATTTAAAGGCAGGAGTTGCAATGGCTGTTGCTATGTTTTTAACAACTATTTTTGGAACAAAAAATTCATATATTAAAAAAGGAGATTAATAAAATGAACAAGAATATTGAAGCCTTGTTGCAAGGCTTGCAAGACGAATGCAATAAAGCTGAGCTTCCTATGGTGTGTGGGATTATTGATAAAAATAATGATGCTCAGGCAACACTAGTGGGAGGAGCATTGATAGATCAATCTATTATTTTATCAATATTGACAGAGCTGTTTTTAAACTCTGTTAAAAATGGTACCTGTAATTGTTCGAATTGCGAAGATTTAAGAGAAGCATTTGGATTTAAACAAAAAACAAGTGAATCTGATTCTAACATAGATGATTTATTACAAACTTTTTTGAGAGGTGAATTGAATTGATAGAAGTACGAGGTTTAGGCGACTCAATTTATGATGCAATGTTAGCTAATGCGCAAAACAATGCTGTTAAAAACATCATGGCCGCTGCAAGCAATGGAAAAACTAGCGTAACAGTCAATAGTAAAGGCCTAACGCAACCATTCCTAGATTCTTTAGAAGAAGAAGGAGTCAAAGCGGCAGAGAAAAATAATGCCAATGAGATTTTGTTTTATTGGGAGTGGTAAAAATGGCTAATTATGATCGATATGGCCGAATGAGCTATTCTCCAGAATTGCACAAAAATCAAGGCAAGGTTTGGACCTATGAAGAAGTCGAATACTTAAAAAATTGGTATGCAATTATTGGGCCAGAAGAAATGAGTTTAGCGTTAGAAAGAACGCCTGCTTCAGTTATGACAAAAGCTTCATCAATAGGCCTTAAAACAAAAAATTACAGTAAGCGGCTAGGAGGAAGACAAAAAAAGACAAATTCGTCTGCAAACGAACTTGTCTAAGAAAAATTTATTTTACAAATAATGATTTATACCAGTATAAACGATTTTTTCAAAAATTGAAAGGAGCTAGAGAACAAATGAAAAATATTAATTTGAATTTGTCAGAAATTAGCGAAGGTGCTGTGCAAGAAAAATTTGAGCATGAAATGCAACAAGTGTTCGAAAATATTTTGGACTTAAATACTGATCCAATTAAAAAAAGAACTATTACGTTAACAATTGACGTGTCCTCAGATAAGGATCGGGAACTTGTGATACTAGCATGTAAGAGCAAATCTAAGCTTGTGCCACGTGATGAAAATGAAACCAAGGTTCTTTTTGGTCGTAATGCCGAAACTGGCTACATTGAAGCGAACGAGTTGAAGTCTGGCGTTCGTGGCCAAATGTATATTGATCCTGAAGATTTAAAGGTGAAAACCGATACTGGTGAATCCGTGGAAGATATTGAAAAGGAACAAAAAGAATCAGCGAAAAAACAAGAATTAATCGATTTTAGAAAAAAAGCGACAAATTAAATTTTTAGGAGGATAAATCATGACAGAAAATATCAAAGAAGCAATCAAATACGGAGTGGAGTTATCGGAAGGACAAGCAGTCATTTATAAAGAAGAGGATCGAATTTTTTATGATTCTAACAAGGCATCGTTAAGAGAATTGTTTCCAGCAAAATATGCAGAAACATTAACAGTAAATTCATTGACTGGTTTAGTGCAGTATCTCTTATCTAAATTTGATCAAGAAACTACCGATGATCCAGACGAACTACTTATTCATGTAGAAAGTCCTACGTCAGTGAAAGTATATGGCCGATTAAATGAGTTAGATAGAAAACGAGAAAGTCTAATTAAAGCAACAGCGATTTTAGACAAGTTTAACTATGGATGCTTCATGAATACTGAAGAATTTATTATCAATTTACAATCACTATTCGATAGAACGGAAGATTCAGAAGCAATTTTAAAATTTGCAAGTGCGGTCAGGATTGATAATGGAGCAACCATCAACGATAACGGAGTATCTCAAACAGCGACTGTGAAAACGGGTGCTTCGACCGTAGGAGAAGGGAAAGTTCCTAGTCCAGCAGATTTACAACCATACAGAACATTTTTAGAAGTTCCACAACCAGAAAGCCAATTTATTTTCCGCATTAATGAGCGAGGAAATTGTGCATTATTTGAAGCGGACGGTGGTTTGTGGAAATATCATGCAATGGAATCGATCAAATCGTTTTTAGAGGATGCTCTAAAAGAATTAATAAAAGATAACAAATTAACAGTCATTGCCTAAACAAAAAATTAATAAGCAGCAAGTGAAAACGGCTTGCTGCTTTTACATGAAAAAAAGAGCCCAACATAAATGCTGAACTCAAAGAATGAATAATATTCTGATAATTTATTATACCATTCTTGGAATTCTATATCAATTCAAAACGTTGTAAATACGGCGTTTTATCGGGCTTGTAATAGTTATTAACTTAAGGACGTAAGATAAATTATTTCAGGAAGTGGCCAACATGTTTGTAAGAGAAAATAAGTATGCTGCAGGTGATTATCAAGAAGTGGATGTCGTACCATTACCAGACGAAGTAAAGGAGAAATTAAGTAATACATCCAGAAAAAGAAAAGAAAACATGACAAGACCCCAACAGCAACTCACAAATGACAAGAGAAGTTACAAATGGATGAGGTTAGCCATGAATGGAAATTTCTTTAAAGGTGATTATTATTTAACGCTAACTTATGACGAAGGAGACATTCCACCGCCAGAAAAAGCCGAAGAAGCAAAAAAAGACTTAAGTAATTTTTTGAGGAAAGTAAGAAATTTATACAAAAAAGTAGATAAAGAATTGAAATATATATGGGTAATGGAATACGAATTGGACCAAGAAGGTAATTATCTTAAAAGGGTTCATTTTCATTTAGTTATGAATCAGGGAGTCAATAGAGATGCTATAGAAGAATGTTGGTCGCACGGTAGAGGAAAAAATAAAAAATTACTTGGTTATGTGAATATAAGAAAAATAAAACCAAATGGAGATTTTGGGCTTGAAAGGTTATCTGGATATTTTTCAAAAGGGAAGCGCTGGAAGAAAGGCAAAAAAGTATGGAATTGTAGCCGCAATCTATCTCGACCACAGAAGTTACATCCCAACGACTCGAAATATTCAAGCAGAGCCATTGAGAAACTATTTTTATCCAATGACAAAGGATATGAAGTGCTTCAGAAGAAATACCCTAATTTTTACATCACATCAATTGAATTTGTCAATAACGAACGAAAAGGGATGCATATGTATCTCAAAATGTGGAAAAAGGAGCGTGCAGGATGAAAGCAAGGTATTTAGTTGTTTGTCTAGGGTTGCTAGACCTTACGCATGAAATATATTTAACAGTTAAAAAGTTATCTAATAAATACGATATATCAGAAATAAAAGTACAAGGACAGTACATTTCAGTCAGTTCATACATGTATGAATTTAAAACAGCAGAGCAACTTCGGTCCCAACAAAATTATGAACGATATATGCATGTTCGTTGTACAGAAAAATTCAAAGAGTTTGCAAACTATGAAACAAAAAATCATTACGAAGAAGCAATCAAAGCAGCTAAAAAGAGCAGAGGAGGAAAAACGCTAGATGAATTATGATAGAAGTTTTAAAAGCAAGATGAATAACGATCAAGGACAATTGTTTGAAAAAATGATTTTGCTAGGGTGCGATCACTACAAAAAGAAAGGACTAGCTGTTGTTGAGAAAACGCCAGAACCATTCTCTGTTAAGAAGAAAATGGCAAACGGCGCATTTATAGGGCAATTCCATAAAAGTAAAAAGGCCCAACCTGATTTTCAAGGAACGTTGGCAGGTGGTCGATCGATTATATTTGAAGCTAAAACGACACAGGAAGATAGAATCAAGCAATCGGTAGTTAGTACTGCGCAGTCTGATTATTTGCGGATGCATACGGAGCTTGGAGCTTGTGCAGGGGTGTGCGTGCAAGTTAGAAAAACCTATGCGTTTGTTCCTTTCTCAATTTGGGATGATATGAAAATTCTCTACGGTCGTAAATATATGACTGAAGAAGAGTTAAAAGAATACGAAATTACTACTTTTGGTTTCATCGGATTTCTTGACTACGTAGGGGAAGTTTAAACATGCTTACTGAAGAATCGATAAAAATTATGTTAGATGGTTTTTTCAGAAAATATGAAATTATCTTTGAGTATGCCATCCCGATTAATGAAGGCGGAAAACGAGTAATGCTAATCTCTGGGATTGGAGCAAAGGGACGTTTTGAAATGAAAATGGGAGAAGACTGTGTTCTCTGGTGTAAGACGTTAAAGGGGGAATGGAGATCAATAGACGAATATAGGTTTGTCGGAAATGAAGAAAGCGAGGAAGAGCAATGACGGTTGTAATCAGAAAAAAAAGAGCAATGGATATTGACGAATACAGAGGTCAAAAAAATCACCATTTAACTTGTCTAGGAGAAGATAAAGAGAAAAGAATGCATTGGATTGTTAGATGCGATTGTGGTGTTGTTAGATCCATTCCACGTAGCAAATTCGGTGTAATCAAAACATGTGGCTGCCAGAAATTCGGCGGTGAGAAAAAGAAAGAGTTTATCTATCATGGAGGGCTAAATGAACTCAAACCCAAAAAGGCAGCGTTAAGTAAAGAGTTATTTTATAAATTTAATGTTTCAGGATGTGAAATGCCTGTAGAAGGTATTTTGATTCAAGAATACACAAACTCTGCGATGATGTATGTCACCGAGACATTCACGAAGGCTGATAAAGTTTTTGTTCGCCAACAAGGAAGAAGATTCGTAGTCAGAAAAAAAGATTTGTATATTAAATAAATTTTAGGAGGAAAAATAGATGGACGAATTAGTAAAAAATGTAGAAGCGTGGGCAAGAGAAAAAAACTTAGATATTGCAGAATCTAGCAAGCAATATTTGAAAGTGTCGGAAGAAGTAGGAGAAGTAGCCGCAGCTTTAGCAAGAGACAATAAAGATGATTTGAGAGATGGCATTGGCGATGTAATGGTTACTTTAATTATTCTTGCCATGCAAAACGATATGGATTTATATGAATGTTTAAATCAAGCTTACAACGAAATTAAGGATCGCAAAGGCAAAAATGTTAATGGTGTATTTGTTAAGGAAAGTGATTTAAATAGTTAATGTTAGGTAACTTTATTTTAAAGAAATAAATTTTAAGGAAGGAGTGGAGGTTTGGTCGACCACAAAGAATTCTTTACTCCTTTGAAATGATGAATAGTTACCAAAAGAAAATGGTTAAAGTCATGAAAGACCTTTGCGGAAAAAGAAGTATGTACGATGTGTTTTTCGATTTTACTAAAATGTCAGCATGCAGTATTTCTAATGTTTTTGACAAAGTACATTTTGAAGAAAGAGAAAAATTGTATAAGTCTATTCAAGAGAAATACACCGAAGAAGAACAAGAAAAGTTCCATGAATTATTCGCTTTGCTAGTTGAAGCTTTAGAAGAGACCTCAACT